CCGCCGTTGGTGCCGCGTCCGGTTATCTGTGTATCGACGAGGCAAACCCCAACGAGGACACCGATTACATCACCGCTGCTACCGTCGGCCTTGTATCCCAGTTCGGTTTGCAGAATTTGCCGGGCGGTATCTCGGTAGTGAACGCCGTTGTCATGGTTGAGCGTGCGCGCAAGACCGAGGCCGGGACCGCGAACACACAGGTGTCGATTGTCTCCGGGGCTTCGACTGCTAACGGGGCCGATAAGCCATTGACCGAGGTTTATACCTATCGGCAGGATGTGTTCCAAACCGACCCGGCAACCGCTGCGCCGTTTACCCCATCCGGCGTTGATTCCCTGCAATTCAAAGTCGCACGGACGGCCTAACAATGGCCGTCTATACAACCAGTTTTGGCACGGACACAACCGGGGCGGCTCCGACCGGGTGGACAAGCCGCTGGACCTCGACGGGGGCGACGTGGCTTGTGCGCGCCGACGCCCCATCGACGGCCGGGAAGTATCTCGAATTTGCCCGGACGACAACCGCCCGGCGTCTGTTGGCATACGATGCGGTTGATAGTGATTCGGGCCGGGATAACGCCGAGATATTCGCCCGTTTCCAAACCAGCCAGAACACGTCGGCGAATCAGTTTTACTTGATCCTGCGCGGGTCCGGCGCAGCCGCGACGGAAGGCGGATATGTATTTGTAAACAACGGCAGCACAAGTATTTCAATTATTAAACTCGTCTCGGGAACCGCGACAACGCTCGCCACCGTAACCGTTCCGACGATGCCGACAAATACCTATTACGGCCTACGGTTTCGCGTAAACGGAACGGCGCTCAAGGCGAAGGTATGGAACTCTGAGATCGACCAAGAGCCGGCCGCGTGGAACATCGAGATCACCGATGCAGCTATTACCGGCACCGGGTACGCCGGTATCGGCAACAACGCAAGCACCGGAGTTCACCGCTGGGATGACGTAGCGTTTGGCACCAGTGGCAGTACGGCCGCGTTTACAACTTCGGCAGCCGAGGTTCGAGAAACTCAAAACCCGTTATTGGTTATGACTGCCGGCTCGGGTATTTCGCGAGAGACACAACTGGCTGCGCTCGTCCTCGGCGGTACGCTGCCGGATATTCGCGAGACTCAATTCGCCGCGCTGGTAATGGCCGCGCCTAGTCCCCCGGTTCGGGCGACGCAATATACCGCCCTGCCGTTGGTTGAGTTCCACGCCGATACGCCGATTACACAAATGACCGCGCTAGTCCTCGCCGACCTCGTACCCTGCACAACGCAGTGGGCGCAGACGTGGACGATTACCCGAACTGACGGGCAAGTCTTCGCGTTTACTTCGCTTGACCGTCCGCTAACTTTCCGGGGTGTTGTTCATAGCCCGTGCAATTCCTTGACCGCTACGGCCACCGAGCAATCGACGACCATCGGCGCTAGCGGCAACATGGAATTATTGGGAATTATTTCCGACGCGGGTATCAGCGAACAGGAACTCTACAACGGGCTTTTCGATTTCGCCGCGTTTGAAATTTGGATGGTGCCCTGGAATAACACCAGCGGCCAGACGCCGTTCCGGCTCATGGCCGGGACTACCGGTGGCATGAGCCACGGCGTCGACGGGTTTAAATTTGAAGTGTTAACCGGGTCGGCCAACCTGCGACAGAAAGGGTTGCTGGAAGTCTTCTCACCGTCGTGCCGCTACGGGTTCGGGTCGACGCTCGACGCTCGCTGCCCGGTCAATCTGGCGGCGATTACCGCCACCGGGTCGGCCACTACTACAGCGGTGCCGGCGGCTAGTAACGCCTCGACGCGACGTATCGTTATCGATAGTTCGCGAGCCGAACCCGATGGTCATTTTGATCTAGGGATTCTGACCTTCACCGGAGGAGCCAACGCCGGGGCGAAGTCGGAGATTAAACGTTTTGAGGGTGGCGTTTTTGTTCTCTGGTCGCCGCTGCTTTTCCCGATTGAAACTGGCGACACCTATACCGCGACCCCCGGCTGCAACAAGTCGCCGGCCGACCATATGCGCTTCAACGCAGACATGGTTGATTTCGGCGGTTTCCCCGACGTGCCCGGCTCCGATTCTATTAACCAATTCCCAGACGCCAAGGGGTAACTATGCGCGAGCAAATCGTAAGCGAGGCGCGTCGCTGGCTGCGGACCCCGTACCACCATCAGGCGGTTGTTCGCGGGGTCGGCGTGGATTGCGTCGGGTTGATTCGTGGCGTCGGTCATGCAACCGGAGCGCTACCCGAGGACGCCGAAGCATGGGCGCGGTTCGGCGGATATAGCCGTATACCTAACCCGCGTCGGATGGGCGAAGGGATGCGGCAATTTCTCCGGCTGGTTGAAGGTACGCCGCAGCCGGGGGATATCGCGTGGCTGGAATGGCGCGACGATTTGCCCATGCACCTTGCGATCTTGGCGAGCGATAGCCGAGGCGGCGCGACGTTGATTCATTCCTATAGCGACGCCGGGGGAGTGGTCGAACACGGCCTAACTCCCGAGTGGCTGGCGCGAATCAAAAGCTGGTGGCGGTATCCGAACCTTGAGGGTGAACTATGAGCAGCGTCGGGCAAGCAGTCGGCGCGGTTGCTGGTGCCGTTATTGGTTTCTTTGTAGGCGGTGGCCCGGCTGGCGCAATTTACGGCGCGCAAATCGGTATGACCGTCGGCGGGATTATCGACCCGCCAGACGGCCCTCAACTTGAGGGACCGCGCCTGCAAGATAAGCAGATTATTGTCTCGACTTACGGGAACCCTATTCCATTAATTTACGGGCCGGAGAACCGCGCAAGCGGTAACGTTATCTGGTCGACCGGACTTATCGAAACCTCTGAGGATGAAGAGTCTGGAGGCGGCAAAGGTGGCGGTGGTGGTGCGACCACAACGACCTATAGCTACCGGGTAAGTTTCGCGCTGGCGATGGGCGCGGGGCCGATGGTCGGGGTGAATCGGATTTGGGCAAACTCGAAACTGATTTACGACGCGACCGGGTTAACCCTTCCCGCCGTCGACCCGGTTAACGGGCAGGTCGTAACTAAGGCAATGGGCACCCATGCCGTTATGGAGGAAATGCACTTCTGGCCGGGCTCGGCGGTACAAGTTCCCGATAGTTGGATTCAGTCCTACAACCCTACGACCCCGGCTTATCGAAATATCGCTTACCTCGTATTCAAGGATTTGCAGCTCGCCGACTTCGGGAATCGGCTGCCTAATATTGAGGTCGAAATCGCCGGGAGTGCGACAACGAATGTCGCCGCCGTAGTCCATGATATTGCCAGCCGCGTTGGCGTTTCCGATATCTCTGTGGCTGGGCTGACCGAGACGTTACGCGGCTTAGTTATTGCGCGGTCTGTCCAAGCAAGCGGCGCGTTAACGCCGTTGGCAATCGCCTACAATTTCGACCTTGCCGAGCAGGCCGGGCAGGTTCGTTGTGTTAAGCGCGGCGCGGGTATGAAGGGAGTTATCCCGGTTGAGGATATGGGCGCGGTTGAAGGTGCCGACAATACGGCCGAGCCGGCGCGCTTCAAAGCGGTCACGGTGTTGGAGATGCCTAAAGAGATTTCGCTAACGCACCTTGACCCGGCGCTGGACTACCAAATCAACAGCCAGCGCGCCTTTAAAGATATCGGCAACGCGGAGAACAAACTAAGCGTTGAACTGCCTCTGACCTTGAGTATCGACGAGGCGCGACGTATTGCCGACCGTACCTTGTGGGAGGCTTGGACAGCTCGCCGTAGCGTGACGTTCTCGCTAACCGATAAATGGGTACGGCGTAGCTCCGGCGATGTCTTAGGCGTGCTGGTAGACGCCCAGATCATTCCCTACAAAATCGTGCGAATTTCGCGAGGGGATAACGGCGTCAGTTCGTTCGAGGCTCAACGCGATGACCCCGAGGTTTATACCTCCGAGGCATTCGGCACAAACGGGAACGTACCCGCTAACGTCGTCAAGTTCCCCGGCGTTACTCGCCTCGTTCTTATGGATATGCCAATCGCCCGAGACGGCGACGACAACACCGGGTTCTATTGGGCCGTCACCGGATCGTCGACCGGCTGGCGCGGTGCGGATATTCGTCGCTCGATTGATGGCGGGTCGACGTATAGCAGCATGAACAAGGTGGGCGTGCGGACGGTAATCGGTGATGTTGCCGTTGCCTTGCCGACCGGGCCGACTGACTTCTGGGACCGTGGCAACACGCTGACCGTCGTTCTCGGTTACGCCGGGTCGACGCTCGAAAGCATGTCGGAGGATTTGATTATCGCTGGCTATAACGCGGCGTGGCTCGGCCCTGCAAGCGGACAAGGCGGCGAGGTTATCCAGTTCGCTACGGCGACCCTCACCGCACCGGGAACGTACCGGCTCAGCAACCTGCTACGCGGCCGACTCGGGACCGAGGCGAATACAACGCACGGCAGTAACGAGGTGTTCGTATTGCTTCGCTCGACGACGCTCGGCCGTAGCGAATTCGGCCCGGCCGACTGGTATTACTCGCGGCTATTCAAACCGGTCAGCGTGCTGACGAACGAAGTCGATACAACCGCGCAGGCCTTCACCAATAACGGCGTCGGCAAAATGCCGCGCTCGCCGGTCCACGTTGCGGGTGCGCGCGACGGCTCGAACAATCTGTCGCTGTCCTGGGTGCGTCGGACCCGTCTGCAAGTGCCCGGCCTGGGGCTTGGCCCGGTGCCTCTGGGCGAACTGACTGAGGCGTATTCCATCGACATCTACAGCGGGGCCAGCGTCGTGCGGACGATCTCCGCG